GTGGGTAAAGAAGAGCCAGTCCCCCAATGAAGCATTGGACGAGATGAACTATGCGTATGCGGCCTTGCATCGTCTGTACCAGAAGATGGATAGACGGACGATATGGGATCAGCTTGAAAGGAAGGGTGACGAGAAGCCCAAGCGTGCTGCTACGAGGGCGACACCAAAGCGGAGTTTCATTAAGCAGTGGTAAGGATGAGCGCTAAAGTGACGAAGAACAGGGAGATAGGCATCTGATGGGGATCCCTTCGTCCATTACAGCTGGCGTGGACGTGGTGTGGATCGATGCCGCGACCACGGACATTTTCGGCAATGATATCACAAATGCTACTCATAATTTAACGTATTATTTCCGATTAAATACGGCGGGGGAGGGTGCTAGCGCGACTGGTGTTGCTTATGAGAATGGCTGGCGTGTGACGTTGGCTGCCGCAACCAGTGCCGGGATGGATGCCAGTCCGAACTGGTACTTCCAAGCGTTGCTGACTGCGATCAGCGATGGTGCAGTCACCGAGTACAGCCGGGGTCAGATCGAGGTTCAAGCGTCGCTGGCCTATTCGGGAACGCCTGGCGCGTTTGATGGCCGGACGCAGGCACAGAAGGATCTAGATGCCGTTCAGGCTGCCATTCGGTCACTGATGGCCGGTGGAGCAACGCAAGAATATCGAATTGGCAATCGCTCGTTGAAGCGATATGACTTAGCTGAATTGCTGGCTTTGGAATCGAGGTTGAAAGCAGTAGTGGCACGCGAGAATAAAGCGAAGTTGATCGCATCGGGCCTGGGCGATCCGAACAATCTTTACGTCCGCTTCAATCAAGGCTGATGGGCATCCGTACTCAGATTCTGCGTCGTTTTGGCCTTCAGCCGATTCCGAAGGCGCTGCCTGTACCGGCAAGGCGCCGGAATTATGCGGGCGCGATTATCAGCCGCTTGACCAGCGACTGGATGGCAACGCAGGCCAGCGCTGATGCGGAGATTCGCACCAGTTTGCGCAAGCTGCGTGACCGCAGCCGCGAGATGGTGCGGAACAATCCGTATGCCAAGCAGGCAAAGCGGACGACGCAGATCAATGTTGTCGGCGCTGGGATCAAGATTCAGTCACAGGTTGCGGCATTGCGCGGCAACCGTCGTGATGAGCGGACTAACAACCTGATTGAGCAGAAATGGGCATCGTGGTGCCGCGCGCAGCATTGTGACGTTTCAGGGCGCCATAGCTTCCATGTGATGGAATGGCTGGCAGTTGGCGCCCTTCCTGAATCAGGGGAGGCTCTGTTCAGGATTGTGCGTCGGTCGTTCGGCGGTAGCCGAGTGCCATTGGCGCTCCAGATGCTTGAGGCTGATTACCTGGATGAGGAGTATCAAGGCCCAACCCTCGCCAATGGGAACGAATGGCGGATGGGCGTGGAGGTCAATGAATGGGGTCGCCCTGTGCGGTACGCCTTCCTCACGCGCCATCCAGGTGACTACTGGTTCCAGAATGCCCCGCAGCGAAATGAAAAGCATGTCTTCCTGCCTGCGGAAGATGTGATCCATTTGTTTATCCCCGAGAGGCCGCAGCAACATCGTGGCGTACCGTGGTTCCATCCTGTGATGACGGATGCTCATCAGCTTCAAGGGTATGAAGAAGCAGCGGTAATTAGAGCGCGCGCTGGTGCCAGCGTGATGGGCTTTATTACTAATCAGGAAGGCGAGCTAACTGCTGATGATATTGAAAATGAGCGCAGGATTAGCGAATTTGAGCCTGGCATGTTCAAGTATCTGATGCCGGGTGAGAATGTAACTGTTCCCGATATTGATTCGCCTGATCAGCAGTATGAAATGTTTGTTCGCAGCAAGGTGCGCAGGTTCGCTAGTGGCTTTGGTTGTTCGTATGAGACGTTGAGCCGCGACTTCAGCGATACGAATTATTCGAGCAGCAGGTTGTCACTGCTTGAGGATCGGGAGCACTGGAAGGTGGTGCAGTCGTATTTGATTGAGCACTTCCACATGCGGGTGTTCCGTGAGTGGTTGGCTCTGGCGGTGTTGTCGGGTGAGCTGCCGTTTGATGATTTTGAAACCCGTCCCGAGCGTTACGACACCCCGCGCTGGATGGCACGCGGCTGGGATTGGGTGGATCCGCTGAAGGAAGTGAAGGCTTACCGCGAGATGGAGCAGGCGGGCTACATGACCAAGGCGCAAATTGTGGCGAAGCTTGGCGGTGACTTTGATGAGAACCTGGCTGAGCTGGCCAGGGAGCAGCAAGCGGCTGAGCGATTGGGCGTTGAACTTGATCGGGACATCATTGAGCAGCCGATGCTTGCTGCCGATGAGCCGATGCCGGTGGAAGAGCCACCTGCATCGACCCGTAGCCGGAGGAAGAAGTAATGGGCGCTAAGCCGACTGATGGAATGAAGGAAGAAGCGCGGCGTTATCGCGCTTGGAAAGAGGAGGGTCGCAAGGGTGGCACTGATGTCGCCGCTCGGCGCGCTGGTCAGATTTTGAGTGGTGACGAGCTGAGCGATGAAACCATTCGCACGATGAGTGCATGGTTTGCTCGCCATGAAGTGGACAAGCAGGCCGAGGGATTTAGCCCTGGTGAGGAAGGGTATCCGTCTCCCGGAAGGGTTGCATGGGCAGCCTGGGGAGGCGACCCAGGTAAAACATGGAGTGATGCACTTGTGGCTCGTATGGATTCTGACCGTGAGTTGACTATGGATGAGGCGCTTGAGATGGAACGCCCTTATCCGAATGAGCATGCAGCAAGGCTGCGTGATCCAGGGCAGTATGACCGCTTCCGCCGCCGCAATGACGCAGCGGGAAAGGGTGTTGATTTTATCTTCGGCATAAAGGAAGGCGAATCTGGCGCTGAGCTACAGGCAATTCGCTTCAAGCTGAGCGAGTTCACTGCGGGTGAGGCTCGAGCTTGGTTGAGCGAGCGTGAGTATGACCCGCTTGAATTTGAAGAAGCAACAGGTGAGCGCTCTAAAGTAGAGCAAATTGAGGCTGAACCTGTGACAGCAGAACGTGCTGCTCCTGATGCATTGAAGGAGGGCGATTTTGTTTCTTGGGATAGTTCAGGCGGTCGCGCTCGTGGTCGTATTGAGCATGTGATGCGCGAAGGCACGCTTGGTGTTCCTGGCACTGAATTCAGCATTGATGCCAGTGAAGAGGATCCGGCTGCTCTGATTCGGATCTATCGCGATGGTGAAGCGACTGAGACGATGGTTGGGCATCGGTTCAGCACGCTGACCAAGATCGAACCTATTGGCGACCGTTCGCTTGAAGGTAAGTATCAGCGCACCGAAAGCGTTCAGTTCCGTGCTGTTGATGATCGGAGCTTTGAGTTTCCGTTCAGCTCTGAGTATCCGGTGATGCGGTACTTCGGCAACGAAGTGCTGAGCCACGAAATGGATGCCGCTGATCTTGGCCGACTGAATGATGGCGCGCCTTTGCTGTTCAACCACGATCCCGATCGTGTTGTTGGTGTTGTAGAGCGTGCTTGGGTTGACGGAGAGAAGAAGCGCGGCTACGCCAAGGTGCGTTTTTCGCGTAACAGCTTCGCTCAAGAAATCCTTGCTGATGTCCGCGATAATATTTTGCGCGGCATCAGCTTCGGTTATTCCATCGACAAGATGGAAGAACGAGGCGGTGACTTCGTGGCTACCAGATGGTCGCCATATGAAGTCAGCGTGGTCTCTATACCTGCTGATCCTACGATTGGAATTGGCAGGTCTCTAAATGATGAGACCAATGTTCAAGCGGCCACTGCCGCATCACCAACACCTGAACCTGAAATGGAAAACACTCCAGATCTGGAGGTGATCCGGTCCAAGGCCGCAGAGGCCGAGCGTACCCGTATCGCCGCTATCAGCGCACTGGGCGACAAGCACCAGATGCAAGACCTGGCTCGCGAACTGATCGAAGGTGGTCGCACCCTCGATGAGGCTCGTGCTGCCGTCCTTGAAAAACTCGGCTCTCAACCCATGGAAGAACCCATCCGCTCTGCCGACATCACTTCTAATGATGTCGGTCTCTCTGATAAGGAGACTCGCTCTTTCAGCTTCGCTCGTGCGCTGAACTATCTGGCTAACCCCAGTGATGCTTCTGCACGTCGCGCAGCTGAGTTTGAAATCGAAGTCGGCAAAGCTGCCGCTCAGAAGTATGAGCGTGCCAGCAACGGCATCGTGATCCCGAACGAAGTGCTGCGTCGCGATTTGGTGGTGGGCACCCCCACTGCTGGCGGCAACCTTGTTGCTGATGAACTGCTGGCTGGTTCCTTCATCGACCTGCTGCGCAACCGTCTTGCACTGGCTCAAGCTGGCGTGACCATGCTGACCGGTCTGCAGGGCAACATCAGCATCCCCCGTCAGACTTCTGCGGCTACTGCTTACTGGGTTGGCGAGAACACTTCTCCCGCCGAAAGCCAGCAGGCGATCGATCAGGTCAACATGACACCCAAGACTGTGGGTGCTTATGTTGACTACAGCCGTCGTCTGCTGCTTCAGTCCTCGATCGATGTTGAGGGCATGATCC